CTGTACCCCATACAGGGGAAGTTGTAGCAGCCATTGCTACAGTCTTTTCTCGGTTTGTTATGAATGTAAAGTCAGCAACAGAAGCCACTCTAAATACTTCTGACGGTTTACCAGTAATATTAAGGTAAGAGAAGTCAGTTGTAGCAGTAACAGTTTTAATGCTACCGTCTATTCCAAATACTTTTAAAGCATTGTCTTGTATCATTATTATGTATCTAATAACCCCGTCTCTATCTACAATTTGGGTGAAAGGTCTAGTTGCTCCGCCGCTGCCTGATATAATTTTGCCTAAATTTTTAAAAGGTGGCCTTTTTTTTAATCCTTCAACAGGACTGGGCATTGCATTGTTTACTACTTCAGATTGAGAAGCAAGTCGTAAAGCTGCCGGTTGCTGGCTTACACCATTGATCAGGTTTGGAACGGTGCTGCTAATGAGTGGCATGATTAAGACCTGCGTAAAGCGGCAGCAGGCATGTAAGTATTAACAACGCCTGAGTGGTTTGGATTACCGCCAAGCATACTATGGTCATTGACCACGGTCTCTTCTTCTAAAAAAGTAGATTTCGCTTCTGCTTCCTGTACCAGCAAGATCTTTGTTAGATCTACTGCACCAATAACAGCTTCTTGCAGCTGTCTACCAGCTTTAATAACTATGTACTGGTGCGCATGTTCTGGCAGGTCGTCCCACTCCAGCAAGGTTGTTATATCTGCGTAAATGTCAGCGTCAAATATATACGTGTTGTTGTACCGGTCATAAAGCCTTCCACCACGTTGCACAATGTCATATTGCGGATACCGCAGCCTGTCAATAACCACCCTTGTTACGTTTGTTCCTACGTTTAAGAAAAAGGTGGAGGTGTTTAGTGCTATCAATTTATCGCGATCAGTATTAAATGACCAGCCTTCGTGTTGCAGCTTACGGCTTACGTCATTTAACGCTTCTTCTGCTTGTAACGCCAAACCCAATTGCCCTGCCAAACTGTTGATTGGCGCCTCGCCACACATTTGCAGCACCCTGTTGACTGCCTGTAAAAAAGTAAATCTAGCTAATGCCATGAAAAAGGGGCACGTACTTTGTGCCCCCATTCTGCCGTATTAAACCCTGAATTGGATCAGGATACGTCGGTGTGAATTTCAATTGCGCAATCAGGGCGCAGGATGCCGGTGCCGACTGCCATAGAAGCAATCATGAACGTACCTTGCCATAGAGCATGTACGTCACCACCAGTGGACTCCATTTTGAGATCCATCAACTTAACGGTGCCTGCACACATTGGGTTCCAAACCAACGCTACTGACTTAGTAAAGTCAGCATCGTATGAGTTGTTCTCACCAGTTGCAGCAGTACGGTTGGTAGTTGGCAAGTGGTTTGACTTGATAATGTCAATACCAGCAACTCTCAATACAGTACCGTCGGCATAAGCACCTTGACCGCCGAAATCCCTGTTGATAACAGTAGTTTCTTGTACTAACTTGTAGTACTCAGCAGGTGCTAGACAGCAGTAACGCTCACCTTCTGGCAAGCTGTTCTCATCCATCTTCTGTGCTGCTGCAAATAAAGCAGAAGCTAACTGTGCACCAGTAATTGCAGCTTTAGAAGAAGCAACAATCTTGATGCGAGTACCACCAGGAAGGTCAGTGTTGAAGTTAGTGGCAGTACGTGCAGCTTTTGCAATTACAGCAGCTACGTTGCGGTCATAGGTATATGCAAGTGCATTACCCATTTCTACAGAGAACTGAGAACGCACGTCATAGTGGTTCTTAGCTTCTTCAATGTCTGGCAAGAACACAGAGCTGATCAGCTTGTCGTCAATGTTGACGGTAGCTTCAGCAACCTTTTGAGCATTACCAACAATTTGGGTGCCAGGTGTGTGATAGCTAGCAGAGTTCAAACCAATGATGGGGAACTGTGCAGTCTTACCAGATTGGATAGTACGAACTTTGTGCAGGTCTTCAAAGACAACTGCTTTCTTAAATGCGGTAAGGACTTCACCAGCCCATACCTTGAGGAACATTGCGTTGTCAGCAGCAAAGCCACCGGCAGACGCATTGTTAATAAAACCAAGCCTTGTGGCTGTAAAATCCGGTGCGGCCATAATAGTGTCCTAGGGAAAACGGGTGTGAGTTGCCCCAAACCTATGGTCCTTTGTCACTATTGGGTATCCGTCGCAACGGGCCAATAGCAAAAGTGTTGGTCTAGGTGGTCAAACTATAGCTTAGAAAACACTTGACCTTCCCAGTTTTGTCTGCACTTTCTTTCTATATGCTGCATCGGTTTTGTATTTAGGATCACCCATTGCTTCTACAACTTGTGCAGAAGATTCAAATACATCAGCTCCAGCAGCAGGTGAACGGCCACCATAAAGCTTAGGTTCACGACCTACGTTATTGCTGTACTTTGCGTACATCCCTTCCGCTGCAAGCTTTATCACCGATAGTGGTTGTGTATTTACCACTTCGTCAAAAGCATTAATGTCTTCTGGCGTTAAATTAGCAGCTGCCCATTCAACCATTGAGTTGTATTCGGCTTCACCACCAACAGTATTCTTTACGTCAATGACTTGCTGTGCACTCATTTGTGAGTCAGCAGCTTGTTGATAGCCAAGCCCTGCTAAATAGCTATCTACCATTGCAGTAGAGAAGCCAGCTTCACCTAACACCTTGTAATCACTCTTGGTTAGCTCGCCACTGGCTTGCCAACGTTCGTTCATGTCAGCAAAATCAATACCTGCTTCTTCTAACTTGCCGCCAATTAAATCGCCATAGATTTCTTTTGCACCACGTTCTTCAACAACTTCTTCCTCTTCAGATTCTTCACTGTCTTCTGGTTCTTCTTGCCCAGCACGGTCGCGGCTGAATTGAGATTGCAGTTCTTGATAGGCTTTTTCTAGCTCAGCAACAGACGTGTACTTGCCTGCCAATAAACCGTCGCCTTGTTCTTGGACGCCTTGCTCTTCAAGCGCGGCCATCATTTCAACGTCAGCATTGCTAAATGCTGCAGTTTCGTTGGACCTAATAACTACTGGATCTGGCATGGTGGTGTGTAAGTGTTGGGTGGGTTAAGAAATAACAATGTCGCCATTACCGTCCAAATATTTGGAAGGTGGTGCCGAGGCAACAATAACATTGACAGGGCGAAAGAACGGATTCTCTTGCGTAATAATTAACTCAGGGCCTGGAACATGTGGCTGTACTGCAGGTCTAGGATTCAAGATCGAGTTCGTCGGTGGGAGCTTCTCCTCCTCCAACGGCAGGGAGCTGGTTAGGGATTCCTCCCTCTGAATACTGCGGGCCATAAGGTGATCCTGGTTGGGTGTAGTTGTTGACAAGATTGGCTAAAGCTGGAGATTGCAACCCTGCTTGGGCTGCTTCTGTTTGCTTAGCCGACATTGCTGCTTCAGCAGCAGCTGCAGTTTCCTGCTCAAGTTCATCCTTTGTCTTAACTAAATTCGTTGTGTCAATTGACTCACTGTTAGCAAGACGGCGTAGTGCCTCATCCACATTAATGTACTTCTGTAAAACTTCTGGTCCTAAGACTTGTCCAACTGTTGTCATGAAATCAATCAGCTTGTTGCGATCATCACCACGGCCAATAGCTTCAAGACCAGTTACAGGTTTTGGATTGACTAATGCTTTGCCGCCTTTGCCTTTTGGAAATGGTGGCAGCTTGCGTTGTTTACGCATGACGTGCATCAATCGCCTTACCAAAGGCAGCTGTAGTTCCTGCGTCAGGATTGAATACAGGCCGCCAATACCAGCTTCTAGTTCCTGGCTCATAAACCTAATCTCTGCTGCTGTTACCCGTTCGCCAGGACGCTGGATCGCAGTGTTAAGCAAGAATGCAAACTGCAACCTGTTTTCTATGCGTTCAATGATGCTGTTTGCAATAGACAGATCCTGCGCTTTTTGACTTTGTATAACTGATACGTCTTTTGCATTGCCTTGAATGATTGCACCGTTAGGTGCGTTAGCAATGGTTCGTGGTCTAGTCGTACCGTTAGGGTCAACCAAGAACAGGATCTTAGCTGCTGCGGCACTACCTTCTAACACTGCCTGGTACAAACCTTCTAGTGCTAACAGATCACCGTAATACTCTTCAACGTAACCACGTCCATACTCTTCACCGTCAACACGGTTAAAACGTAGAGCTATCCATGGGGATACATCTGCATCACACATGCCGTGAGTACCAGGTATCTCTTTGCCGTAAGCCTCCTGATACCAATGGCATTCACCGTCTTTGTACTCTACGTGTGTGTAAAGCTTGCAGGTTTTGTCGTAACCAGAACCTTTGCCATCATTTGATTTCACATCATCTAAAAATCCTTCTGGCAATATGGATGGATATACCTCTTCCATTACTGCAATCTCGCCTACATGTCCCATTGGGTCACGGCTTAACGCATAAGAATTAAGGTGTATAACCCGGAAGCCATCTTCTGCTACGTATAGCAATACGTTGCCACCTACAAGTAAATGCTTGAATGCTTCGTGCATGGAGGCACGGCCATTTGCCGTCTCCATTGCTGACATAATTGCGTGTTCAACATTGACAAGTGCGCTATCAAATTCTGCCTTAATTTGAGGCCCGTTTTCTGTAGAGCGTAGGACGAGATCGTCAATCTCTAGCTTGAAGAACGCAGCGTTAGGGGGGAATAGAGTAATCAGTAACTTACTGGCCAAGTAGTTAACACCTCTTGCACCAAGCGATTGGTACGGTGTTTTGAGTTGGCCGCGATCACCTTTGTAGTTGTCAGGGATAAGAGTTGGAATCGTTACCTTGCTGCAATCCCTGGCTCGTTGCAGGTAGATGTCACGCATAGTGACAAGCGATTCGTATCTAGCGGCTGCTGTTTTGCCGTCATTATCACGGCCATCCATTTCAGCAGCCGTATGGTTTTGCTTATCAACGCTGCTAGTCAGTTGTAGTTCCATTAGCCGGTTGGGATATTAAGACCGCCACGCACGGTCATGTCAGTACGTAATTTCTTACGACCTACGCCTTTTTTTATTAGGGCTGGGGTAGAAGATTCTTGGCCTTCTGCGGCAGACCCTGCAGTTTCAGCTACAGGTGCAGGTGGTTCTGGTGGTGGTGCATTACGGATTGCCATTTGCTCAGCAAACATGGCATCTTGCTTTTCTTGCTGTTGGCGCATTTGCGCATTGCGCTGGTTTTCCCTTTCCATTTGGGCAGCTTGCTCATATAGAGCTGTTTCCTTGTTTGGCTTTTGGCCGCCACCACCAACACACATGGGATTAATCCTCTAAGGGTTCTTGTTGCTCATCGTAGATCGCCCGCAACATGCGCACAACCTGACGCTGCCCAACATTAAACCAGATTTGTCTATCGTCGTCGTCAAGATCTGGGCAAGCTTCTGGTATTAAATCCTCAAGCATGTCAAGAAAGACAGCATCAATAGGTGGCCATTCACGTTCGTCCATGGTGTGGTGGCTCCCAAAGTTTTACTGTACTAGACGTGTAATCGTAATCACCGTGTCGCAAGATACGTGCCAACCTTGCATTTAGCAAAGCTGTTTCGTAATCTTGACCAGCTTTTTTGTATGCAGCAAGGACTCCATTCCATAATTCATCCACAGTTTCACGCTTGCCTAGGATCTTTGCTGCTGTTACAGGACCACAACCTTTGACACCTGGGTAGTTATCAGCCTGATCACCTGTTAGGGCTTGCAGCATCCAGTTGTAATCTGCGCATTCCTGTGTGGTGTCAACCAGTTCGTTACTGACAAGCAACTTGCCTGGAATGGTACGCATGTCTTTATCAATGGCAACCATTATTGGGTCCGCAATGGTGCCGTCTGTCATGAGTAAACCCATAACATCATCACCTTCCAAGTTTGGTATTACCTTGCTTGGATACATAGCAATCAATGCTTCCCTCGAAGCCTTTAAGGCAAGGGGTTTGCGTTTACCAAAACGGTTGCGCTTGTAATCCGGGAACAAGGTGGCACGAAAGCTTGGATAATCTGACAAGCACATAATCAGATCATCGTGTTCTGTCTGCCTTCTGTACTGCTCAATCTTGCCTTGTATAAAGGCAATTACGGATAGTGGTTCAGAGTGCAAGGTATGCACGTCAGTTGACCATCTAATGTCTTGTTCAGAAGCAGCACAGGCTACGTACAGCAACCAGTCAGCATCAATCAGAAGTGTCATGGGAATTGGGAAGATAAAAGACAGAGCCTTTCAGCTCAAACGTTGACATTTTTTTGGTTAGGTGGTCGCCATGTTGTATGGCTTCCGTGGGTACAGGTATTTCAGCTGTGTACCAGCGAGCGTTGCAAGCAAGGCAATGCCTGCGTCTAATGACTACGTTCTTGCTGTCGGTTCGTGTGTTAGTGCAACGAATGGTGCCATCCATATCGTTGTTGCAAAGGTGGCAACGCATAGCTATTGGGGTGGTGGTGTACCGAAATAGCTGCTCATTGGCACAACTAAACGGCCTGTTTGCATGTCGTAAAGAAGCTTGTCACAAGGGCCTGTCTCGCCACTAAACCTATTTTTCAGTACACGTATCTGCAACTCATTACGTTGACTCATCTCGCCTTGTTGGTTACGTTCAGCACCTATCACCATGTCAGACAGTTGTGCAATCGCATGGCTGCCACGTAGGTGTGACAGTGATGTTTGCCCACCTTCCTCATGGTTGCGACCTTCTGGCCGCTTGAGGTGTGACACCAACACAAGGCCAACACCTGTCTGCTCTACAACCTGCCGTAGTTTTGTACATGTCAGGTCGATAGCTCGTCGTTCATCAACGTCAGCCAAGCCACTGATAACAATGGTTAGGTGATCAAGGAACACAACGTCAACACCTTCCACGTCGGCCAGGTATCGGATCTTATCTATCAAGTGTTCAGGATCAAGCGATCCAAAATGGTTGTACAGGTAACAGCGGCCACTGCCAAACACCTTGTCAAAACCTTGCTTCATCTGATCTGCAGTTACGAGATCAGAGTCAAGGTGTATCGGTTTGTTTAGCTCAATGCCAATGATGCCTTGCATACTGCGCTTGATAGATTCTTCCAACGCGATGTAACCAACACGCATACCATTTGACAGGAAGTGGTGTGCCCATTCCCGACAGATACTTGACTTGCCA